TTGATAACCAATTGGTTTGTAGTCTTGTGTTCCCAGTCGACAAGCTAAAAGAAATACTACCTAAGCTACCTCAAAGAAGTGTGATGGGTGGTGACAACAACGCAAGTAAGTTACAGCTAGTGAACCTAGTTAAACTTATAGAAACTCTGAAGGGTTTGTAAACAATCCTTTAAACTTATCAAAATCTTCTGCTGATTGCAACCTCCTATCCATGTGAGGTTTACTAGGACGCTCATATTCTTGAGAAAAAGTTTTAGTAATGTCAGCAGTAGACCCTTCCTCAAAAGACTTCCGTATCTTCTTCCTACTCTTCCCTCCAATATCTAACGCACCAGTAAACATTCCCTTTGCGTCATACTTATCATTGTATATAGAGTCAGCAACAAATCTAATCTGTGATTCAGGACTGTCAGTTAGTTCACTTTGTTCTAGCCATTTAAGATATGGTTTTTTTTGTGAGTCAAATTGGAACAATCCATAACCATTCCCATTTTCCTGTTGTTGTTGGTAGTCAAAGCTACCCCCTGTTTCAACATCAATGTTGCCTAGAATAGCAGATATGGCACTCTCAGGGAAGTATTTAGTTAGTAGGCTTGCTATGTTTAAAGCATTGTCCATTAGTTGTCACCTCTAGTTAAAGCTATAGTTCCACCACCAACAACTCCTATCTTAGCTAGGTATTTCATCCAGTCCTTCATAGTTAAATCTTCAAACTTAATATCCAAAGCTTGTATATCTCTTGCTACTTTTGTTTGAGCTACTGATAAAGTACCTGCTCTATAGTCGTTCATTAAATCTTTATAAGCATCACTATATTTAGTACCTCTTTCTGAAGCTTCTCTTGGTATGATAGCTTCTACTCTAGCCATCTGTTCTTCCTTTACTCTTCCTTCCCTTAGCTGTTCTTTTCTTTCAGTAGTTTGTTTATTCTTTCCTTGTTGCTTTTGTTTAGCTTTTGTTTTAGCTCCTAGACGCTCTAAAGTTTCCTCTACTTTTTTATTATACTGAGCTTGACCAAGGTTCTGCTCTTTTTTAACGTACATATTAGCAAGCTTAGGAAGAGATACCGTCATAGCATTATCACCTGATGGCATAGCCATGCCTACTATGTCATTGATGTCACTTATCATTGAGCCTCTCGTTCCATTAACCTCAAGAAAATTCATTACATTAACACCACCTAAAAGGTAGTCACTACTTTTAAAACTATCATCAAACCATATAGCACCATCCCTGACTTCCCATGAGCTACCTACTCCTATTTGTTTATCTTCTGTTTCCATAATACGATTACCTTTTTTATCTTTTCTGTATACAGGCAATCCAAATCTATTTGTTTTAGGTTTTTTAATAGTGTACTTAGGATTTGTTTCTAATTCTTTACGTAGGTAATTGGCCATATCATCTATATTATCAAACAACGTACCCCTATCCTGAAGAATTTTACCAATCTGTTTCATTCTAGGTGCTGACTGCATTTCAAAAACCAAATTACCTGAAGCATCAGAAGGAGCATCTTGTCTTACATAATATTGTAAAGGTTTTCCTTTTGGAATAGCAGGTTCATTAACCTTTAAAATTTTATCAAGCATGGTTTTCATTCTACCTTCACCAAACTTACCTTCTGTTTCCCACCCTTTAAAATTCTTTATCTTAATAAAATCTTCTACGTTTATATTGCCATTAGCATCTATTAACATACCACTACCAAGAAAATTCTCTGGTAACATTTCATCTAGTATAGGATTTGGAACGCCTTGCTGTCTGTTAGCTAGTGTTTGATAATTCATTTGACCCATCATTATCTTACTAGGTTCTTTTTCTTGTTTAAGATATTCTCGTCTTAATTTTTTTTCTTCTTTTGTTAAATCTTTTGGATTTCTATTATCAACCTGTTGGCGTACCGCATCTATTTTATTTAGTTGATTGTCTACTTGTGTTTTAGTTCTATCACTAATGCCTGTAGTTTCACGCATTTTTAATAACCTAGGGTCAAGTTGTTCTCTTCCTGCAGAGTAGCCAGTCTTTAATAGACCTATGCCCATTCCTAATCCTCGCTTAATAGGATTGGGTGAATAAAACAATGAAGGTTTTAAATCATTCTGAGCATTACCTGCCAAAGAACGAGCAACAGGAGCACCTGCCTTAGTGTCTAACGCACTAAACAAGCCTTTAAGTACACCTTTTACAACAGGACCTAATGCCATATTACATTCCTTGGTTGTAGTAAGCTTCTAACATTTCCTTTCTATCAGCATCATCAGGTATCTGTCTTACAGCCTGCCTTAATTCTGACTCATCTAAATCTCTTAGTTGTGCTAGTATCTCTTCACTAGGTGCTTGTTGACCTGCTAGTTTTTTTAAATAATCTTCACGCTTATCTTGCTCACCTAAATATTTAAAAGCGTCATCATTATTAAAAGAAAAACTTGGGTGGTCTAACTCTGCATCAAACATTCCTGCCATTACTGGTCCCTCCATTCATTAAATATCATTCCTTTACCCGGTAGATTTGGTGACATTCTTTCTATAATTGATAACACATCAGAGTTAGCTAAGTCCTCTGCTGTGTAAGCAATGTCTGAGAATGTAGGTCCTGTAATAGCAGACCATGCACCACCCGGTCCTCTAGTAGCTACTTGTTGCATTGTGTCAAACCACAATCCTGCACCTCCAGCATTACCTATGCCAGAAATTAATAACTCTAAAGCTGTTCTGTTTTGTTCTATTTCTTTTCCTGAAACCAAAGCCCTTGCTAACTCTGCTTGATTACCTGCTATGCCTGCAGCAGCTAAGTAAGCCAGTAATGGTTTAGGGTTCTTGTTAATAAATAATTCATCAGCTACCTGTCTTTTAAGAAACCTAGCTTGGTAAAACATAAATGATTTAAACTTAGTCATTAATTTAAACCAAGGCTTCTGCCAGTTAACAGGTAAATTAAAAGATTCACCTGAGAAGTTAACATGTTTGTTAAACATATGTCCACTAATAGCATAATCTCTAGCTGTTAAATCTCCCTTCAATGGATTCATTATGCCTAGTTGTTTCATTTCTTTTTGCAACATCAAACTCTTTTTAGAGTTTCCTTTACCCTGCATTACTAATCTTTGTAGCTTGGCATTAATACTAGATACGTGACCATGAGCCATAATTGCTGCTGCTCTTCTGTTCATTTGTTCAACACCTAAGAAACCAGTAGCTCTAAGAAATGCAGTAGGCTCATTCAAATATTTTAATGGTCCTTTAAATTCTCTTTCCACTATTCTAGCGTGTGGCATATTCTCAGTAGCAATACGTGATAAATCTATTTCACCTAGTACACCTGCATTATGTACAGCATCCATACCTTGACGTGTTTTAACAATAGCTTTAACCAAAGAACTCATAGCTTTAAAAGGAGCTGTTAATAAACTACCTGACTTAGTAAGCATAACAGTACCGTTAACAAAAGCCTGTGTAGCATTAGGAATAGCAGCTAGTCCAAGCTTTAAGTTTTGAAAAGCATTAACCTTTGCTACTGCTTGTTGTAGTCTAGGATTGTCCATCCTTGCTCTAATAGTTTCAGAGTATTTAGGGTCACCTACAGCAGTAAAGTAAACCTCTTGGACATCCTCAGCCTGCCTACCCATACCCTTTTCTCTCATTTCTTTAATCTTCTTTTTTATTCTTTCGTCATTCTTACCAAACCTTTTAGCATATTCATTACGTCTGATGACATCTTCAAAAAACTTTGTCCACCTGTCTAAAGGAGCTGCCATAAAAGCATCAAGCTCTCTTTCTAATTCAGGTTTAATTTTTAATTTTCTTTCAAACTCTAAGTGAGTAGAACGCTTAACATCCATCTCTCTATCAGCCTTCCTTCTAAACATAGCTCTTATATTTTCAGGAGAAAACTTAGAATTTATTATTTCATCTGTTAGTTTCTTTTCGCCAGTAAGATTTGTTATAAGGTTGCGTACTTCTTTAGGGTCTTTACCCCATATTCTGTTTAAGAAAACACTAAACTCTTCTGCACCTTTTAAAGTAATTAATTTTTGTGTGTTCCATACACGTGGTACATATCCTTTATCGTGTTTAAACCTAGCGTACTCTGCCTTACTAATAACACCTGTGTCACGAGCAACTTTTAACTGTGCCATTTTTTTCTTATTAAGCATAGCTAAGAAATCTTTTTGTGCTTGGTTCTCAGGTACAGCTCGTGCAATTAATTTATTTAATTCACCTAATTCATCTGCATTCTTAGCTACAAAAGTTTGTAAGTCATTAGCTATTCTGGCTACGTTAATATCAGTTGTTGCTTGAGCAGAACTTATAGCTTCAGCTATTGGCCTTTGTCCTGAACGTACAAGTATTGCGTCAGTTCCATATAACATACGAGTAGCACCTTTACCCATAGTATTATTAATCCAATCATAGGCTCTTTGACCTAACCTAGAAAAAGATATGGGAATATCTATTGATTCAATGTCTATAAAAGCTTCATCAATTAAATCTTCACCTTCTTTAATCATCACCTTTTCTTCAGGTGTGAAAGTATTATCTATTTTCTCTCTTAAAACCCTAGAGTTTGCAATTTCTAATTGACTAGCATTAGAAGTAGAGTCTACCTGACGAATTTCTTTTAATACTTTTTCAGTTTTAGCTGGTAAAGCAATTCCTTCATGTGGGTTAATTGGTACAGTGCCATCAATTTCTCTAACAGCAACAGAAGGAGCTTTAGAATATTCAGGTGTCCACTTAGCATCATCAAGTTCTTTTAATACTCTGGACTTAGGCTCTAATATTGTAGACTTAGGTTTAACATTTGCTGCTATCTTTTCTACTCTAGGCTTAGTGTCTAACCTTGTACTATATGTAGGCTCTACTTCTTTAAGTATAGTAGATGCTTCATCTGCTGTTTGCCCCGGATAGTATATAGCTTCAGTAGCTGGACTTGTATCATCTACTACCTCTGCTGCTCTTCTTGCTGCATTTACTTCTTCAGCAGTTTGTCTGGAACCACTAGCTTTAAACTCATCTTTTGTAGATGGACCAAACGTGCCTGCTTCTGTATTCTTAGGAGTTAAAGGAACATCAAAACTTTTTTCTGCTCCCGGTAAAGCTATAGATTGTTTTGAATCCCACTCTCTATATCTTTGAAGCTCACTTTTTATTTCTTTTCGTGAGTAACCTATTTTCTTTAAATAAGTTTTTAATGATTTTTCATCTGTAACATTAGAAGCTATCTCTTTAATAAAAGCTGAGTTAGTAAGATTTTGTTTTGTTATGTAATCATCAGCTAGTTTATTAAAAACCTTAGATGTTCCACCTATAACAAAACCTAATGCACCACCTACACCTACACCTAAACCAGTAGCTTGAGCTACATTTCCCCAATCTACACCTTCCTGAAGGTCAGCATTAGCAAGAATAGTTTCGTCACTTAATTTATCTAAACCTGTATAAGCACCACCAATAACTGAACTAGCTGCTGTTGTTTTTACAACTCCTCGTTTAGCTAATATAGCTTTCATTCTGTTATTAAAAGTTGATTTAGTTAGAGCTTTTCCTATTCCTATAGCACCAAACATTTTAGCAAAAGCACCTACCCCTATATAGTTTGAGGGGTCTGTTAATAAAGCACCTGTTATGTTTACCCAACTTTGACCTGAAGATATACCACCTTTACCAGAAGTACCATAAAGTTTTTGAAAAGATAAATATTGTAATGCAGTATCTTCTTTTTGTAAGTCAGTCATTTCATCATAACTTGCAGCCTTTATACCTTTATTAACCATGTTATATTCAAGGTATTGCTGGTCACGTACAAACTCTGTCATTAATTGTTCTATGGTTTTTTCTTCACCGTATTCATTATAAGCTCCATTACTTCTTCTTAATGAATTTATTAACTGGTCATTGTATTTTATTTCATCCCAAGTCCATTGTTCACTTTGGTCCTCATACATACTTTCAAGAGTAACATTATCAAAGTAATCTTTTCTATCCATCAACGCAGTATACTCTGCATTTAATCTAGCAGCTTCCTCCATGTTATTTTTTTCTACAGCAGAACCGTGCTGTTCTGTGTATTGATTATAAACAGAATCCCAATATGAATTGTTTGTTCCTTGAGAATCAAACTCAGAGTTTAAAGTAGCTAACTGTCCTTCATCAGGTTTGTTCTGGTCACGTAGATACTCTGCTTCAGCAGCAGCACTGGCTGCAGCACCGCTTGTGTAAGCAGGTTGTTGAGCTCTTTCAATAGCCATTTAGTTTCTTTTAGGTAAAGTTACAGAAGGGTCGGCAGTGGTAGTAGTAGTAGTACCAGCCGGAGCAGTAGATGCTGCAGTTGTTCCTTGACTAAATTTAAGTTGTCCAGATTTAATTAAACCAATAACTTGGTCCATACTAGAGTTAGTATTTCTAGCTGTTTGAGCAATGAATTGTGCTAGTCCTTCTTTTGAAGAACCCGAAGGTAAGTCAGGGTCTACAAAATCATACCAAGATGTTGAAAAATTACTTTCAACCAAACCAAGTGCAATGTCATATTCATTTTGAGGTATGCTTGTATCACGTTTAGTAGGAGTAACTTCATTAGCGTTAGCTAAAGCAGCTTCACCTTGGTCTTTATAGTATTGCATAAGTGCATCTACCTTTTGCATCTCATAGCTTTCCTTTAACATGTTCATACCTTCATCATAAAAACCACCGGTCCATAACTTAGAGGACATCTCTTTCATTTGTGAAGGGTCTGTAGGGTCAAAGTCTGGCATACTACCAGTAATTCTCTCAAGCTCTGCCATCTTTTGTTCTTGAGGAGTAACGCCTCCCATCATCTTACCAAGACCAGCTCCTATTGAACCACCAAGTTCTCTTGCAGCAGTAGTCATAGCACCCCAGCCTTCACCTGTGCCTCTAGCTTCAGCAGCTAATTGATTCTGCTGTGCTGTTTGAGTGTCATATATATTTCCAAATAATCCTGCTGCCATTTCTATCTCCTATGCGTATGGGTTATCAAGACGACCAGCCATTGGAGCCTGTCTTGCCCAAGGATTTGTAAACCCACCATAATTCATATTGCCTAGTTTAGTTCCTAGTTGTGACCACATGCCACTTTGTACTCCACCTAAACCAACTGCTGCATTTGCTGCTTGTCCTCCAGCATACTGAGCTGATGGACTAACTGCTTGTCCAAGGTTCATACCTAATTGAGCATACTGCATAGGTAAGTTACCTATACCAAGAGCAGCTTGTCTATCCATCATTTCTCTTTGACGCATAGCATCTAATGTTCCTTGTGCTGTAGAGTAAGAACCAGTTAACAAACCAAGTCTTTGTTGTCCTTGTGCTTCTTGTAATGCCTGCATCTGACCTGCACCACCTGTGCTACCTATTCTACCCTGTTGTAGTAACCTAGACTCTTGAGCCAATGATTGCCTTTCTTGCTCAGGCTGTAGTAATCCTAGCTGTTGATTGTATAGTTGTTGTTGTAATTCTAAAGGATTTAAATTTTGTATTTGTCCTGCTGTTTGGTCTGCTCTACCCATAAGTGCATCATACTGTGCCTGCATCTCTGGACTTAGATTCATACTGGCTTGTTGACTAGCATCATCATAACTAAACCCACCAAACATTCCAGCAACACCTTTAGGTAAAGAGCGTCTATAAGCCTGTTCCCCTGCTGCTGTTTGTGCAGAAGCTGCTTTCTTTGCTGCTCTGTTCTGCATTATCCCACCGAGTATCGGTCCTATTAAACTTGCCCATGCCATGTCTTATTCTCCTATTGTATTCATTAACTGGTACTGTGACCGTTAGTTACTATTGCTGTTCCTGCTGAACCACCTGAGCCACCAGAACCTCTTCCATCATTTCCATTAGGTGCAGTTTGTCCTGTAGAACCTGATTGACCTACTGCTCCTCCATTTCCTCCAGAGCCTGCTTGTGCATCACCATCTACATCTGCTCCTCTTCCACCTGAACCTGCTCCTGAAAGAGTTCCTGCTGAACCATTAGCAGAAGCAGCATTACATTGTGAACCACTACAAGTAGCATTTCTTGCTCCACCGGCACCCATAGATTGACCTCCTCCTCCACCACCGCCACCGGCATGGTCGTCATCAGAAAGCCATTGGTCCGTTCTAGCACCACCGCCTCCGCCTCCTCCACCACCACCACCTTTAATTTCGTTGGAGTTGTTGGTTAAAATAATATCTTTTTCTAAGTATAAAGCTGTACCGCCATTACCACCTGATGAACCGTTATTAGCAGGCGACCCTCCAGTACCTCCAGCACCACCACAACCATAAATAAAACCATTATTAATAATAGTTAATACACCTGCTACACCACTACCTGTTCTTAATGCAGGAGTGCCTGTAGCGTTAGAGTAAACATAAACTCCAGAGTTGATAACTACATCTACATCACCTAGTTTTTGGTCAGCAGTTAATGCTGTATCTAAATCTAATTGGTTTGTATTACTTGAAACTGTATAAGTAAACTTTCTTTGATAAAAAGGTTTCCATGCACCACCTTGTTTTATGCTTCCTGTTAATACTTCTTTCCATGTACCACCCTGTTTTACAGAAACCTTTGTTGGTTGTTTCCAAGCACCTGAGTGTTTTATGTTTAAAGACTTAGCCATGTTAGCTTGCTACTTGATAATGTATGTCACCGTCAGAACCACCTGAAGCTGATGCTGTGCTTACTGTCCTAGTTCCATAACCATTAGAAGTAGAAGGTAAGGCATCTGCTGCTATAGCTGCTGTAACAAACGCTGTTGTTGCTACTTGATTAGTATTAGTACCCGGAGTTGCTGTTGCAGTAGTAACTACTTGACTTGTATTTGCTAAATCTGCTTTAGAGTTAACGGAAGTTTTAACCGCAAGAAACTCTGTATTAAAGTCACCACCACTGACTACTTTGTCTGGGTCTGAGTCTGCTAATGCATCCTTACCTGACCAAGCTATTTGTAAATTATAATTACTCATCTTATTTTCCCTTGTTTTGCCCAAATAGAAATGTTTTGTAAAGAAGCTTTAAAACCCTTTACGGTTTGTATTACTTGTAGTCTAATAACTTTAGCTGCTTTTGACATAGATACTTTATATTCTGTAGGTTGAAATGCAGGTGCATATTTAGCATTTGCATATTTACCTTGACCCCATAAAGAGCTAATACCACCAGCAGTAGGGTCTAGTGTAAAGTTAGCTGAAGTAGGATTAACATTATAATCTCTAAACCAGTTAAGAGTTACATCCATATTTTTACCACCGGACCATATAGCTAAGAATCTTTTTAGAAACTTAGATATACCCGGCTGTTCAAAGTCTAGCCAAGTAGTTTTAAAGTCTGCTTGATATGTGTTATCTATATCTTGATAGCATTTACTTGTAGTAGATTCCCATGTATGTCCAGCAGTTGTACATGCACTTGATGTGCCATAACTAGCAGTAACATCTTCTTTTTCTACATCATAAAATCCTGAATATGTTGCTACTCTTCCAAAATAAGTTGTAGCTCCTAGTCCTATATACAAAGCATCGTCAGTAGATAACAAAGCCCCAGGATTTTTCTTAGAATCAAAGTTCCAAGTTGTTATACGTGGAGCACCTTCAGGAGTTGTAGCTTTAAAGTCAAAGACATAAAGAATATTTTTACCACCAAAACCTAGTAAGTAAGAACCAGTAGATAAATCATACTGGGCTTTAACTTGATTCATATCAGCAGTTAATATGTTTGTTCTTATTTCATCCTTAATAGCTAGACTTAAATCTGTCAATGGCATCTTGTCTTGTACCATTGTACGAGCTAGTGAACGTACACCTGATGAACTTAAAAATACAATGTCATCACCAATGACTTGTACTGAATCCCTAGCTACACATCCTACACCTTCAATAACTTCATCTAACTGAAATGAAGCAGCAGCTGGGTCCCAAGGGTCATTGTAAATAACAATGTTACTTTTACCAAAAATAACTAGCTTACCCATAAAAGAAGCTAGTGCTGTTATCTCATCACCTGACCATACAGTTTTTAAATCTACTGAACCTGACGCACCACCATTAAATGTTTGACCTATTAATGTATCAGAGTAATAAACTACATCTTTGTTCTCACCTATATTCCCTACCCATATCCTACCATAATCTCCTAGAATACAAGAAGGTGTAAAAGTAGTAACGCCAGTAGGTTTGTGATAACTACCTACATCTTCTAAATCTTTCCATGTAGTTCCATCATAGTTTATTGGTTGCTGACCTGTTTGTACTCCATAGAACTGGTTATTAAAGTTTGTAAACTGCCAATTGCCATTAGTTTTAGTAGTAGCTGAACCACCAAAAGTTTGTGCATCTAAAGTGTATGGAGTGTTAGCTGTGTTAATTTTATATACATTAGCACCAGCTCCAGCAAATAAAGTCTTGGCTCCTGTTGCACTAATATACTCACCTAATGATTTAACTATTAATGTATTAGCTGTAGGATTTCCGTTGACATCTAAACTGCCAGTATGTACATTATCTGTTACTTGTTTTATTCCTTCTCTAGTAGTAACACGTCCCTTCTCATCTAACATAATATTGTTAGCTGTTGTTAGAAACTGTGGTGGTAA